CGCTTCCTCCACATCTCTGCCATCGCGGAATATTACTCCATGTTGTGCCGCAAAAGCATCAATTAAATCAAGCATATTTCTCATTTCTTCTTTGTCAAAATCAGACGTATGCAAGCCAAGTTGAACAAACCCATCACCTTCTAGCGATGGGACAATTCTTGCCTTGCGAAGGGCCGCCGTAAACACATCCTTCCAGTCATCTGGGTCCAATTTCTTCCCATACCATTCAATCTCACGAGAAATTTCCGTCAGCCGGACCCACATCAGAGAATTTTGATCGATCGTCCTTTTAGGTCCCGTAATGACAACCCGCGACTCCTTCGGGCAGAGCCGGATCATCTCGATAGCCCGCGCGCGCATGGCGTCGTTCCAAAGAACGAACAATTGACGGCTCATGGCGACGGTTCATATTTCGAGCGCAGCAACGAAACCTTCTCGTCAAGTTCGCCGAGAAATTTTCTTACTTCGTGTTCAAGTTCCGCGATCAATTTAAAGTCGCGTTGAACCCGAAAAACGAAAAGCCGCATTGATTCCGGCAAGCGCGGGTCGAACGAAACGAAGTCGCAAAAGTCCGTCGCCGTGCAGGCCATTTGCCATTGCATTTGGGTGATGTATTTTCCAGGAGCCGACTGGCCAAGCAGCGTGTCGAGATGCGTCGCCGTGTTCGGGCATTTTATCTCGACGAGGCCGTTTATTATGGTTTTGTCGCCCATGATGGTCGTGGGCTTGATAATCCCGTCAGGGCTCGCCCCCGTCATTGGGATCGTTGGGTGATCGACGAAGGCGACCTGTTCAACCTCAAAGTCGTGATAGAACTCATAGGCGCGGCGAGCATCGGCCTCGTGGTCGGTTCCCCATTGCATCGCGGTATTGGTGAATCTCTCTCCTGGGACGCCCGTGAGGCGCTCCGCGATCAATTCGGCCATGTAGTTCGCCCGCGATGCGCTTGGGCCGCTCTTGGTCTTCGCAACAACGTCTGCGACACGCGAGGCCGTGACCTTGCCGATCCTGAGTTGCCTCCAGGCGTCGCTTCCCTGTTCGATCTCGCTCATTTCGCCACCTTCGCCTCAAGCGCCTTCACCGCGCGGTCAAAGTCCTTCGCCGGGAGGTCGAAGACGGCCCCAACCTTGAAATAATCGAGAAACGTCTTTTCGGCTGTCGGCTTGTCAATCCGTTTGATGAGGTCGAGGATCGTCGCGACTTGTTCGCTATCGATCACGGCAGGCTCGCCCGCATTCTTTCCGTCGTCGTCGGCGTCCTGTGGCGCGTGCGAGACGATTGGAAGCACAGCCAATAAGGCATATCGCTTTCCGTATTTCATCGACGACCCGACGCTCTGAACATTATTCTTAGACCCTGATGAATCCTGCATTAACGGCGGAGTTTCAGCGTCCTCTGAATGACCTTTTTGATGCGTCAGAATCGCGATTGTCTTAATGCGATAACTGTCGCCAGTAGGAACGGTTTCATGCTTGAACCGAACCGCAAACCCGAACTCAGACAATACGGGATTTATTCCCTCAAGAATGTCGTCTATCGTCGCGTAAGGCGTGTTCTGGATTGGTTTGGCTCCAGGAGGATATTCGCCATTATTTTTTGCGGCATAATCCCTGTCTGACTTGCTATAAACTGTAATCCCTCCATTGCGATCAATGGATGGAAGTCGAGGAACCATTTCAGAGAACGCCTCATCGAATGCAATCTTCGCCTGCCTTTCTAGGAAGCGCTCGCGCATGTCCATGAGTTTCATCATCTTGTCTACATCGACGGCAGGATTCAGCGCCGCGCGCTCAATCATCGCCAAAAATGCAGACGTCTCGCTGATAGGCGCCGGAGGTGTTTCGATCCGCTCGACTATCTCAGTGGACGCTTTTTCGTTCTCAGACATTAGCGGCTTCCTTGATAAGCACTTCGATAAATTCCGGGTAGTTCTCGAACGAGTCGCGCAAATGGGCGTCGCGCTCGGACTGCGGCCGATCCTTCCAAAGCAGCAATATCCTCGCCCCATAGGGCAGGCGGAACACGCAAATGAACCGTGCGATGTAGCCGATGGAGAGGATGGACCTTTCGTCGGCAGCGATTGCCGCGGCGAACAGGTCGGCGCGGATTACTGCGGAGAGGAAGCTGCCAGGCTCTAGGCCGCGCACGATCCAGCGCGCCAGCCCAGGCCTCAAATGCTCAGGTATGCGTGACCACAAATCGTCTGGTGTATTTCTCATGGTGTCCCCAACATCGGGTTGTGCATCGGCGGCATGGCGGGCGCGGGATAGTAGCGATCCGCGATTAGCGTGCCGATGGTGACAAGGATTAGGAAGGCGTAGGCGGATGCGTTGCCGGGCATGGTGTCATCCTTCCGAGATGACGCGCTCGCCGGCATGGCCGAACATTTGCGCGAGCCGCAAGGCGGAGTTGACGATCTGGCCTTGAAGAATGACCGCATCGTCAGAGGTTTCGGCGTTAAAGTTCGACGAAATTAGCTTTGTCAGGCTCACTTGCAGAGACGTTAAAGCCGGAAGCGTCGCCTCACCATCGAAGTTGATTTTTGTCGCCTCCGTTTGCGTGATGACGACAATCGTCAGCTTACACAATTCCTTGTCTTCTTTTTCTCCGCTCATCATTCCCCCTTCGCGGCCAACACCGCCGCCTCATTCGTCGCCACGCCGAGCTTGGACCGAATCAGGCCAAAGCGATCCGATATTGAAGCGCACTTGAGCCCGAGCGCCTTGCAGACGCCTTTGTAATTCCCATGGACGGCGTAGGCCTCGATAAGCTCGCGCTCCCGTGGCGTCAGAGCAGTCTGGTCGCGGAACTGATGGCGCGTGTCCGCCGGGAATTTTCGATCTACAATGGGCATGTGATTTCTCCGTTGCACGATGCAATATTGCTTGATTTATGAAACATTGCAAGTTAAAAGTGAGCGGCGATGAAAATTTAATGGAGGACGGCAGGAATGGCGCAAAACACAAGCCCCGCAGTCATGGCGCAGCGCAAGGAAGCGCACGACTCGTTGGATTTTTTACCGACGCCGGCTTGGGGCACGCGGGCACTATGCGAATGGTTGAAGCCGCGGACTATGGCGTTTAATAAGGCGCGCGTCCATGAGCCGGCCTGCGGCGAGGGTCACATGGTTCGCCCATTGCGGGAATATGTCTCACAGGTCGCCGCATCAGATTGTCGCGACTATGGCTTTCCAGATGCGGTTGTCCACGATTTCCTGTTCGGGATCGCAACGGACGCGGACTGGATTATCACGAATCCGCCATTCCGTCTCGCCGAGCAATTTGCGACAAAGGCGTTGGGAATCGCCGAAGATGGCGTTGCATTGCTCGTTCGCACTGCCTTTCTAGAAGGTGCGACGCGATATGATGCTCTGTTCTCAAAGTCCCCGCCGACCGAAATCCTGCAATTTGTCGAACGACTGCCTATGGTCAAGGGGCGCGTCGATGAGGATGCGGCGAGCGCGACGGCCTATTGCTGGCTCGTTTGGCGCAAGGGGGTCTACCAGACGACGCAATTCCATTGGCTCGCGCCCTGCCGCAAGCGCCTAGAACGGCCTGGAGATTACGCATGACCTACAAAACCCTAAACGACCTCCCCGGCTGGCCCGTGGGGCGACCGAGAACCGTCGATCAAGACCTCGCGAGAGACCTAGCCGCCCTCGGCTGCCGCATCACGGACATCGCCGCCCACTTCGGCGTCACGCAGGGGCGAATCAGCCAGATCATCGGCGTTCGGCACGCGCCGACGGTCGCGGAGGCGCTGGCGGTGATCGGGGCGGGCGAGCGGAAATGCGAGGGGTGCGCCGCGCTGCGGCTGCTAATCTCTGCGGTAAGGAGCATTTGAAATGCGCGGCTGCCGCTTACGTGACGACGACCTTGACTAAACGGATTGGAGGGTCGTAAAACAAGAAAGCCCGCCGGGATTTCTCCAAGCGGGCATTTCAGGTCGATAAGGGGTTAGCCGCCCCAGTCTCGATCACAACCGCACGAACGGTCATGAAAAACGAGCCACTTTTTACCAAATCCGCGCCAAGGGCGCAACCCTTCCCCATCAATTCGTCGTAGACGCACGGCACGCCCCAAGGCGAGCCAGCGCGCTCATGACGCGCTGACCCAGCCAAATCACCATCAAATGACGCCGCAACTTTGCGATGCGCAGCCTCCTGTCTGAAAGATGGCGGATAACCTGCGATTGCTTGCGGCGTCACGTTTTCGCCGGCGCCGTCCCCCGGGCGCTCGCGCGCGGCAGTACCGAGAATCTAAATTAAGATTCTTGTTACTGTACCGTACACCAACAATCTAAATTATTGATTCACCGGGGACACCAGCAAGCCCCAACGGGGCGCTTGCGGTGGATGTCCCCCACTCGGTAGCCAAAAGATCGTTGCCACAACCCGAATATGGGGAAGTACGGATCCACAAGACTCGGGAGTACGTACGGTGAAAAATGCAAAATCCGAAAATCTGTCCGCGCGTTGTCCGACGATGCGGCTCTGGTCTTTTGATAAGGAGAATGTGAAATGAACAGAGCAATCGAACATTTACCGAGACCGCAACGCAGGGAATTGCTCAACCGTGAAGCGCGGCGCCGCGCGGCGGGCAATTGGGGGCAGTGGGAGCGTCTGCCGCTGCCAAATGGCACAGGCGGCGGGGGATGGAACCGCGAGGTTCGTTTCGCGTATAGGAACGCTGTTTTTGCCGTTTTGGAGCGGCAGACAACCGGGGCCACGCATTACGCGGTATCATCGCTTTCGGGGGGCCGCCCCACCTTCCACGAAATGCAGCGGATCAAAAACGAGATAGCCGGGCCGGAGGCGACGGCAGTCGAGGTCTACCCTCCTCAATCGCAACTTGTTGA